GGATTATGAGTAAAGAACCATTAATGACAGACGAACAGGTTTATCAAGAAATTTGCACTATGCTTGATGCGACAGCAGGAAATCCAAGCGAATTAAGAGATATAGTAGAATTCTTGCGGTGGCAAATTACTAAATTGGAAGAAGCTGTATTTGAAAAATCTATAAAAGAAAACCGCCTAAAAATAGAACGTGCTATTGAGGGTTTGCGAAATTTGAATTTAAAAATTGAAAGAGTTAGAGATGATATTATGATGGCTAATGTGGCTGCACATTTTTTTTCTTTGAAATACAAAGATCATATTTTCTCTGATAAAAAGGACAATGAAAAATGACTCAGGATATCGTTAAACAACTGCGTAATTTTGAACAATGGATTCGTGATCCAAAAAATCAAAATTTCACATTAAGTTCTGATTTATTTGACGAAGCCGCTAATCGCATTGAGGAACTGGAATCATCTCTGTGGAACAATATTACCAATATTACTAAACCACAAATTCAAGAACATCACGAAACTATGCGTGATCGCTTTGCCATGGCAGCACTTACATCTTTCAAAACTAACGCTGACGTGTGGCATCAAGCTGAACGTGCTTATGAAATCGCTGATGCAATGATGGAAGCACGATTGAAAAGGATTAAATGATGGGAACATTTGAGGATTTATTGGATACGAGGCGGTAAAATTATGTCTGGGTATCAATCAAAAAAGCTTTTGACCAATCGTGGTCGTAGAAGCATGGCTATATTTCAGCATGACCCTGAGTGTTCGCAGGAATGCTGTGAGGCTATGGTTGGTATCTTTTCACCCCATTATGATGTCAAAATCTTTGACGAAAGCCAGTTTAATTTCAGCACCTTAAACGGCGTTGATGTTGTGGCATTTGGGGGAGGCATAGGGGATGCTGATAAGTACTATGATTTTTTTAAGAGACGGGAAGGGAACATCATTGCTGAGTATGTAGCCAGCGGTGGTTGCTACCTTGGCATTTGCATGGGTGCTTACTGGGCTGGAAGGAACTATTTTGATCTTTTGGCAGATCTTGAACCAGTCCAGTATATCAAACGCCCAGACAGCGACATTAGAAGGTCGTACAGCACCATTGCTGATGTGTTCTGGTATGGTGGTAGCCGCCAGATGTTCTTCTACGATGGGTGCGCCTTTGAGGGCGTTGGTATTGCTGAGGTAGTTGCGCGGTATGTAAACGGCGATCCTATGGCAATCATTCAGGGGAATGTCGGCTTGATTGGCTGCCATCCTGAAAGCCAGCAGAATTGGTATGACAAGAAATACCTTGCCAAGCATTGGCACAACGGCGAACATCACAAGCTTTTGTTGAATTTTGTAGTTAAGCTTGTTGAAGGCGCAAATCAGTGATACGGATTTAGGTCGGTGGTCTGACCAGTGTGCAGCTAATCAGACCACAAACTATGCTTAGCGACCTGCCAGTCCCTAACATAGCAATAATACATGATAAGCGGCAGCATGACAATAGTTTACTTAGGAGTCTAACTATGCCCTATATATTATATATTATATATAATACTACTATATTAACCATTGAGTATATAACTACTACTATACAGTACTATATAACTATTCTTATCCATTCCAGAGAGAATATATTATATATATTATACTTACCTAAGAGTATTTATAATTACCTAAGAGTATTATATATCTATAATAAATATAATATATATAATTACATATAGGGGATATTGCCATGTTTGATATTGAACTTAGAGACTATCAACTTGAAACTATCGAAAACCTTCGCCTTGCAATCAAATCAGGTAAGCGAAGACCAGTAGTACAAAGTCCGACAGGATCAGGAAAAACTGTGATGGCTGCCTCAGTCGTTCGTCTGGCTCGGGAAAACAACGGACGTGTTATTTTCTGCGTTCCCGCAATTAGCTTGATTGACCAGACTGTCGAGAGATTTATCCAAAACGGAATCCCTGCCAACGAGATTGGCGTTATTCAAGCCGACCATGAACTGACTAATCCGAAAGCGCAGGTGCAAGTGGCATCGGTTCAAACACTTATGCGCCGTCAGCTTAGGTTATTCGATATTGCCATCATTGACGAATGCCATGTGACGTTCGAGTTTTACAATAAATGGTTCGCAATGCCTGAGTGGCAGGACATACCGATCATTGGCCTGACCGCAACGCCATGGGCGAAGGGTATGGGCAAGATCTGGGATGATCTGATTGTTTGCACAACAACTCAAAAGTTAATCGAACTTGGGCATCTGTGTGATTTTAAGGTATTTGCGCCAAGCCATCCCGATCTGCGCGGTGTTAAAACTGTGGCAGGTGATTACGAGTTGAAGGGGTTAGGCGAGGCGATGGATAAGCAGCCATTGGTTGCAGATATTGTCTCGACATGGATTGAGAAGGCGGAATATAGACCAACACTTTGCTTTTGCGTTAATCGCCTCCATGCTAAACACTTGCAAAAAGAGTTTGAAGCGGCTGGCATACCGACTGCATATCAAGATGCTTTCACTGATATGACTGAACGCACAGAGATTGCAAATAAGTTTGCGCTTGGTCAAATCAAAATCGTTTGCAATGTTGGAACGCTGACGACTGGCATTGATTGGGATGTTCGCTGCATCATCTTAGCCCGCCCCACAAAGTCTGAGATACTTTACACGCAGATCATTGGCAGAGGATTACGCACTGCCGCTGGCAAGGATCATTGTTTGATCTTAGACCATAGTGACACAACCTTGCGGCTGGGTTTCGTGACAGACATCCACCACGATAAGCTGCACGATGGTAGCAAGAACACTTCAACCAGAGAAAAACCAACACTGCTACCGAAAGAATGTCCTAAGTGTCATTACCTTCGCCCACCTAAAACACCGACCTGCCCATCATGTGGTTTTAAGGCTGAGGCTGTGCACAAAGTTGAGAATGCCGCAGGTGAGTTGCTTGAGATAACACGGGGCAAGAAGGTTACTAAGCCAACATTTGATACGAACTTCATGGAGACGTTCTACCGCGAGTTGATCCAATACGCTCGCATTCAAGGTTATAAGGATGGCTGGGCGTTCTATGCCTATCAGGATAAGTTTCACGAAAAGCCGCAGCAATTCTTCCGCAAAGACCCATTGCCATTACAACCCGCAACTGCGTCATGGATTAAACACCGCAATATAGCCAAAGCAAAATCGAGAGCGAAATATGCATAGCGAGCAAATCAGGGAATACGCTAAGGGAAAGTGGCAAGCCATCTTGCCTGAGTTTGGCATTGATCGTAAGTACCTTAACAATAGACATGGCCCATGCCCATTGTGTGGTGGCAAAGATCGCTGGCGGTTTGATGACAGGGATGGTTTAGGAACTTATTTCTGTTCCAACTGTGGCGCAGGTGATGGATTTACTTTGCTATCTAAGAAAACAAAGATGCCATTTGCTGACATTGCTTTTAAGATTAGGAATCTAAGCAATTTAACGATAGAATATAAGCAGGTGCGGCATTTTAGCGAAGAAGAACTTTTGAGGCGAATGAGGATGCTATGGGAACGCGCAGGGGTTATATCAGCTACTGATCCAGTGGGTAAGTACCTATCCAGCAGAGGGGTGGCTTCTATGGCCCTCCAAATGCCTTCTTCAGTATTGCGTATTGCCAAGGATATTGTTTATCCTGACACGCGATTGCAGTGTTTTGCTTTGCTATCTAAGGTTATTACACCTAACAACAGGGCTGTGAATGTTCACATTACCTATGTCGATGAGCATGGCAATAAGGTGGGCCGCAGAGTGATGCAAGGCTCTCTCCCTGAAGGTTCCGCCGTTCGCCTTGGTTCGGAAAATCAAGTAATGGGCATTGCTGAAGGAATAGAAACAGCCTTATCCGCTTCTATTCTCTTTAATATGCCAGTATGGGCAGCACTCAACGCCAACCAGCTAGCTAAATGGATACCGCCTAAAGTATGCCAAGAGGTTCATGTCTTTGCAGACCATGATCTAAGCTTCACAGGCCAATATAAGGCTTATGAACTAGCCTATAATATTAAACGTCAAGGCTTGGCTGTAACTGTTCATTTACCAATAGTGCCAGATACCGATTGGAACGATCAACTTCTTTCGAAAGACAGTTGACAATTTCCGACTTTCGTGGTTTTCTATTGATACAAGGTGATTCGACCTTGACTATATGGAGATTGAGATATGATAGGACGTTTATTTTTTATGAAAAAAAACCCTAAATGTGGAGAAAGCAATCTAATGATAAAAGGAGGCTATTTCGATATTGATGAATACAATACATATGGGTTTGATGGCGGATTATTGGAAGATACACTAGATGCTGTTAAGGCAGCCTTAGCTGCCGCCAAAATCACTGACCAGATTGTTGTTTTATTAGAATACAATGGTAAAACTATCGCATCAAGAGATGTTCAAAATATTGGAGATTGAGATATGACAAAAGATGAAATTATGTTTTTGATCGCTGACGCTATTGCAGCCGTTTCAATCGTGTTGTTAGTGTTTTGTGTTTATATCGCTGTGAACGGGTGATGTGATGACTTTGTCGATCATTGCATCAATCTTTTTTATTGTGCCGCTGGCATTGATCTGCGTCACGATATACCTAGAATTGAAACGCAATAATAATCATGTTGATGAACCTGATGTGAATATAGGCTCACTCGATATTGACCAACGATATGTGAAGGATAAAAGCAATGGAAACTGATTTATTCAAATTAAAAATGCAAATCGCTAATCTCGAATTGCATAATGCACTTATGGAAGATGCGCTTCTAGATGCTATTGACTTTATCAACAAATATTCAGATGTTGTCGATGCAGACGGAACTTTTGCGCCTAATTTGGCGATGACAATTGAGCAAAAATGTCATGCTGCAATCAAAAATGTTAGCATATGGGATTTATAAAATGACAGTAGCAGAGGCATATAAAACACTTAGAGAAAACGGGCATTTCCCGTTAGCGGTGTTGCTGGTGGATGATGTTCTTGATGTTGCACACAAGCATGGTCACGCCATGACACACGGCGAGGCGATGCGTGCAATCCATAAAGTCTCTGAATATTGGGATGAGGCTTTAGACATTGACCATGCCACACAATGGTCGATCGAAATTGCGCTAAAAGAACGTAAAAAAAATGATTCGATTGCATTTTAAGGATTAAACATGACACGCAAGAAAGATCTTATTCCCTCGGAAAAGTACGCTGACAGCTTGGCTATTGTTCGCGCTGCTAAAATTGGCAGACCAACGACATTTAATCAGGAAATAGCGGACTTCATCATTTACCAGATGACAGAAAACGGTGTTGATTTAGCCAATGCTTGCAAGAAATGCAAAATGCCAAAATCAACGATATACACATGGGCGGCGACAAATCCAGACTTTAGTGCAGCACTAGATGAAGCAAGGCAAGCAGTAGCAGATCATTGCGCGCACATGATTATAGAACTTGGCAATAGCGTTGAAGACCCAATGAAGGACCGCATAAGGCTTGACAGTTTGAAGTGGATTGCTTCGCGCTATCATCCAAAAGCTTACAGCGAAAAGGGAAGCATGGCATTAACTGGTGCCAATGGTGGTCCCGTTCAATTGCAGGCCGTTCAATCTGTTCCAGTCGAAAGCTTATCCGAGCAAGATCGAGAGGCTTTCAAACGCGCATTGCTAGCGGCTAGTAAGGCAGCGGGTGAAGATGTATCAGAGTATGAGGATTAACATGTTTGATAAACACCGAAAGCAAATAATTGATACGCTCACGATGGTTTTCTATTGTGCAATTGTCGCAATTTGCGCGACCTACTGGCACGATCAAACTATTGCTGTGGTTCTGTTTCTCATGCTTTATGGCATAAAATAATTTTAGACGTTCTCTTTTTGTTCACGTTGACGCTGGTTTGGGTTTATGGTTTTATAATATCACAAGCAAACAATTGCTTGGCAATAAAATTGAAACGCTATAGGTGATGATATGAAAACTCAATCCGCTATTATTTACCAAGGCCCCTCACTATTAGACGGCTCGCCCATTGTTGTTGTTGCTTTACATAGTAATCGCAATAAAAAGACAGGCAACATGGTTCAAACATATATCATTCGCTCGGATATTTCTCCGCTCGAAGCAAGCAAGCGAGGCTTAGACTTTGCAATATGCGGTGATTGCCCTATGCGTGGCGATGCTACTAATGATGCAAGTGCCAAGCAAGCCAAGAATCGCACATGCTATGTGCTTTTAGGTCAAGGCCCGACCATTGTTTGGAAACACTTACAAAGAAATGGTTATCCTATTGCCCAAGGCCATGAAGCGATCGCAAGCTTAGGTGAAGGAGCAATGGTGCGACTTGGCACCTATGGCGATCCTGCCGCCGTGCCGTCATATGTGTGGGAAAACCTTTTAAGCCGTGCAAAGTCTTACACTGGTTATTCTCACCAAGCCAAGCAAGCGCAATCGGCTTTCAATGCCAAGCTTATGATGCAATCGGTTGAAAGTATAATTGAAGCACAATCGGCATGGCAAAAAGGCGTGCGTACTTTTCGCGTGGTTAAGTCTTATAATGAAGTAGACAAGGCCAATGAGATTGCTTGCCCATCAAGACGTGGCATACAATGCGCGGATTGTGGATTGTGCAAAGGTTCAGCAATAAGGGCCAAAAGCATAGCAATAGAAGTGCATGGCGCTGGCAAGAATAACCTATCGGCTTAACAATAACCTTTAGCGGGGAGACTTGGGGCGGCTATCTTTCGGGTTAGCCGCTCTCTTTTTTTACGGCTCATCGTCTGGATAGGAAAGCGGTCAAAAAAAACCCCCTAGCTAAAAAACTAGGGGGGAAAGACTAGAGGGATAAAATTAAGATATTAGATAAACACAAGGGTCGGCAAGTTTTCTGCCAAGTTTCCCTTGTTGGTAAAAAACGTTCATTTTTACTCTTTCTGCTAATGCAACGGCATTTTTTTTGGTTTTAAGCTTTCCAAAAAAAATATCTGGTAAAACCCAAAACCCTTCTTTTGCTTTTTGCATGCTCTTCAGCATAGCATTAGCGCGTTGCGTCCCGTATTCTTTTTGTAGATACAAAGCAGCGGATTGGCGAGAAATAATAATTTTGTATGTCATGTCTCAATCTCCTATATTGTTAAGCTTTTATGCAAAGGCGTCTATATAACTCGGTTTTAACATCATTTCCGATATAATCAAAGTTGAATATATTCAACGTTTTAATTTTATCTATTGCTTCATTTATTATGTCTTTAGTGATAGTGCCATTGCCAGCTATTAAATCTGCCAAACTACGCACCATGCTAACAGCCCGCCAAAACTTGAAATATTCTTTTTCCTCTTCCGTCATATTTCAATCTCCTATATTGTGAAGCTTGATTGCTTCCACAATCCCACCACGAATGATGGGATTGAAGCTGCAATTTTTCCACCTAATCGCTGGTAAGGAATAACGGCCTATTCTGCGATTTTTGATTGATTAAAACAAAAAGTATATCCCTTGCCATCAGCACTATCACCAAAGCACATGGCATCTATAGACCACGAGAGATGGTATTTTTTTACTAGTGATTTCACGGCCTCATAATGCGCCATCTCAGTTGATTTTTCGTAAGGATAAGAAACCACGACTGAGAATCTGCTATTTGTATATGCTTTAATCCGCGCACCTTTGGTCAATGATGGCGCTATATATTTCGTGTGAATTGCTATCATTTCTCAATCTCCATCTAATTGTTAAGGCCTTGTGCTTGCTGGGCAAATCACTTGCGCCACACACTCTGATTATGACGATTTTTCTATTTAATGCAAACGATTTTTTTTATTTTGGGGATTATTTTTATTCGCAAAACCCTTCTTTCCGCCTTTCTCACGCGCGCGCATAACCATAGCAATACAAAACGATCATGACTAGGCTTGGCAATAAAACTGACGTAGGTAGCGGATAGGTTGGCTTATGGCACTCAATGCGCCTCAGTATTGTTTAGGATTAAACCGAGAACGCCAAACACGTTCTGTTCACGTTCCGTTCCAGCAATAGAACAAAACAAGAACAAACCATAAACATTGTTCACGTTATGTCCAAACCAGCGTGGCAATTAACTTGGCCTTATACTTGGGCAATCCCTCGACATTGCCAAGGTGCATTGTCAACCATAGCCATATGGCTTAACAATAGACGATAGGAATATAATCCGTTCACGTTTTGTTCCCGTCCCAGCAAGCGGTGTTCACCTTTTGTTCTACCTTTGTTCACGTTTTGTTTCACGTGAAACACAGCTTGGCTATTTAGGACTGCGCGCCTAGGATAGGAATATATTCTGTTCCCGTTCTGTTCGGCTTGGCTGTTGCCCCCCTATACACCCCCCTATAGCCGATGGTAATGATGATTTAGCCCCCACGTAA